AAAACTTGGAACAGTAATATCAAAATTCATACTTACAAATACAACGCCTTGAGGGGTTGCAATAACTGTACCAAGAATAAGAGGCAATCTTCCTTCTTGTGGATCCACGAATCCTGGAGGAATCTGTGAATATTTTTTACTAGCAAAACTTTGAATTAAGATTTGACCAAAGAAAGCAAATCCTGTTGGATGCAATAACTTCTTAACTGCATCTTGCCAATAGTCAATTGTTTGACCAGTTTTAATTACATATGAGAAGTTTTGATAATATCTACTATCTTGAATATATTTCTTATCAGAAATAAATCCATCATTATTTAAATAACGTTGTTGCGTTTGATCCCATTTACCATCAGATGGTTTTAATAAATCTACACGTGGATAATATAACTCAATTTGATCGTTGAATAGTAAATTAAATAAAGCTTCATAAGAAGGTATTGAACCTTTTGAGCGATAAATGTCATTAACTTGTTTATAAAGTTTACGTGGGTCTGCTTGAATTTGTTGAGGAATTGAAGTAGCAAACTCACGTTGAAGATATTCAATAAACTCTACTGAAGCCTTATCAATGTCACGATTTTCTAAAATAGTATTTAGAATGTGACCAGGTTGAGTAGATGATGATTGCATCCACTCATAATATGATTCTAAGAATTCTTCTAGATTACTACCATTCTGACGAATGTGTTCTGGAATAATTCCATTTTCACTATAGTAATCTTGTCTATTTGTTTGAATAGGCATATTAGCTTGCGTGTCTTGGTGTAGTTACGTATCCAATACCAGCAATTGTTCCACCAGTTGCAATAGTATCAACTTCTGGAGTAATTGTTGTTAATGTCATATCAATTTGTAATAATTGATTTCGTTTTGGTGCAATATCGTTTGAATCAGGTTGTGCTGTAATTGTTATATAGTTACCTTCAAAAGCTGAAGGATTAAAGTTTTCAATTACTACAATTCCTTCAGGCGCATTAATGTAACCTGCATTTTGAATTGTAACTTGTTTAGTATCACCTACAAAACGATAAATTTGTAATACATGACTTCCGGTAGAATCTGGAGAAGTAGAACTATCTTCTTGCGGTAAATCTTGAATGTATTGCGTAAACCCATTATATGTAAATGAAGATGATGAAATAATCTTTTCGTTACTATCGCTTGAGTATAATGCAGATGAAAATGATAATGTATATTTTTGCGCTGTACCAATAACTGGAACAAAACGTTTTTGCATATAAACTCTAACGGTGCTATTTAAAATAGAAGGATCAGCACCATCAATTAAACGTAAAAGTTTAGAGTATCTAAATACGCCATCAAACTTTTTAAGTTCATTATCGTTATAATTTGAAATAACATCAGAAACTGCTTGACGCAATTCACCAGCAGTTTTATTTGTTAAGTTAGGATCGTATTTAAAAAATACGTCTAATTTAATATATGTGTACTCTGGATCAATTAATTCTGGAGTAATAGAAACAACGTTACGTGTTTTTAAAATTTGGTCACGAATAAATTGTTTTTCTGTTACAGTTAATGACTCAGCATTTTTTGGTTTAATTGAAATGTAAGCCTTACCATAATCTGGTGGATCGTTTTCTTCTCCACCCCAAACTGCAACAGTTTCAATATTTGGATAGTTATTAATGATAGCTGCTTTATAATCTTCTGGAGTAACAACTCGATTTTGAGAGATATATGAAAGCGGCGCGTTGAATTTAATAGAATCAATTTCTTCTCTATCACCACCGCCTGCAGCTTTATATAATACATCAATTGATACGTTAGAGTTGCCTTGAATAGTTGATGAAAGTGTAAACTCTGATGCACCATTAGCATCTACACCATTTGTACTTAACCATTCAATTTCAACAACATTACCTGGTTCTAAGTTTTGACCTACAATACCATCGCCAAAATAAACTTCATATTTTCCATCTTTTGATTCTTGTAAAAAATATGCTTTTGTAGTTGATTTAATTTCAACAAAGTTTCTTGCTAATGTAAAAATATCATATGATGTAGCTGAGCTATTTGTTTTTACTTTAACAACTAATGTTGCTGTATCAACATTTGCATCAGGAATTTCAAAATATTGTAATAAGTCAAACGAGTCGACTGTGTATGAGAATGATTTTAATACACCTTCATTAATTTTTAAGTTTTCAAATTTATAAACTCCACTAACTGGAGAAATAGATTGAGATTCTAAAACTGTAAATGAATATTGTGTACTATCTACAACTGAAGTGAATTCTGTGCCACGCTCAATAGTTAATGTTGATGGTGTTCCACTTGGATTATTTACTGTAACATCTAAATATGCAAATGAAGATGTTACAGATCTTGGAATATAGCCAAGCATCTTTGAGTGAGATACTACGTTATTGCGTAATTGTGCAGAATCTAAAAAGATCTCGTTCATAGCCATATTAGCATGAACTGCATTGTAATGTGTATTATATGCTAACACATCTAATAATACTGAAAGACCTGAGCCTTCAAAATCATAGTCTCTAAATTTGTCTTGTGATTTTAAATATGTCTTCAGATTTTCACGAATCTGAAAAAAGTCTAACTCTGTGACTTTTAAATTTGACGCCATTATCGTAATCTCTCTAAGATCGTTGTTACTTCAGCAAGTTGCTGAGTAGATATAATTTGAAACTCTATAGTCATAGTATAAGCGTTATTATCCGGATCATCAACTGCACTAATATTAATAACACGCACTCTTGGCTCAAAGTTTTCTAGAACTTGTTGAGCTGCATCTTCTAAGTCACTAATAGTAATTGGATCTGCTGGTTCAAATAAAAGACCACGAACGCCACAACCAATTTCTGGTTGAAAAGGTCTTTCGAAAAAATTAGTAAGAATTAAATTAAGAACAGATTTCTTAATAGACTCAATATCTTTAATTGGGTTAATGTCACCTGTAACTGGATTTGGTACAAATAACAAATCTAGATCCGAGTATAAAGAATCTCTAGCAACAACACTAGCTTTACCGGTTCTTTTAATTAAGTCTGAAGGATCTTGTGTACGCATATCTATATTTATTAAGCTTTTAGAACGTTTAAAGCTTGTTCTGTAAATTTAAGTCTATCGACAAGGCCATTGGTTCCACCATTAACTTTAATACTTAATGTCCTATAGTCTTGTTTATCTGCAAAGCCTGAAAGATTGTTTCTTTTCCAAAACCAAAGTGATGTTTCAATTGCAATCTTTTTATCAGTAGCAACTACGTCAGGGTTTTTAACTAAACGATCATCACCATATAAGTCTTTAGAGCATGCAAGATAATTAGCCTTAAATGTCAATTGCTTTAATCCTCTACCACGATAACGATATCCATCACCTGAAGCTTCATCTCCATTTAAGTACCTATTAGCATAAACTTTATTTGCAATCTTTTCTGGTTTTCTTTCAAATGGTATAGCATCTTCAAGAGTTTTAAAATATTTTCTAAAAGTGTTTAATAAACCTTTTGATGAGTACAATAGATTTTCTTGTAACTTTTTAGGATCAGACGAAAATCCAGTTTCAACTCTAATCTGTCCAATCCATCCAGCAACACGTTCAGGCGTTGTAATGCCATACTTTGGTAACATTTCAGCTGCAGCATCATACCAAGCAGCAGCAGCTGGGCCTGCAGCTGCAACAAATTTATCTTTTGTAAATGAAAAGGTGAATCCACCAACTGGAGGTGGGCTTGGTTTTACTTCAGGCTTTGGATTTTTCTGTGGAGTAATTGGAGGTGCTGCTTTTTCTTCAGGAATTGTTGTAGCAATTGGCTCACCTTGGCCATCTAACACAGGATTTCCGCTTGTATCAGTTAAAACTACAACTTTTTCTCCGTCTGGCGTTACAGGGTTACCCTCTTCATCTTTTTCAGCGCCAGTTACAACAATTTTTATCTGTCCATCTTCAATAACTGGGAAACCATTTTCATCAAGAATGATTTCTACCTTATATGGAGGTAATTTTGCTTCAATATTTGGTACTTCTTTACATAAATCTGTAATTGCGGCCGCAATGTTCTCTTCTGATAGAGAATCTAAGATGTCTTGTGTTGTTGTAGTGATTCCTGCAGCTAAATCTTGTAATTGTTGGAACAAAGATGACGTAGAAGTTGATAATCCAACTGGTTTTGGAATTTTTTCAATGATTTCATCTAAATTTTCTACAGTTTTACCAAAAAAATTCTTAATTTTTTCAACTGCAGCATTATATTCTGTTGGAGAGAGGTATGGAAGCTTGGCAAGTTCAGCTTGAAGGTTAAAATTTTCAATCTGAGGTACATTAACCTCTGATAATTTCTCTTTAATGGTGTCTGCAATGCTTCCAAGATCACCAATTGCATTAAGACCTTCTGATATTTTTGATTTTAGCTCATCAATTGCTGCTTTTGCTTCATCTAACGAAGCATTTACGCCACAAGGTGAGGGAGTAACTGTTGTATTAGCCATATTAGTTCAAATCAATTCTAGCTGCGTTAGCATCTAAGTTACCAGTAGTGTTAATTGTAAAGTTTCCAGCTGTTGTAATTGTCAAATTAGCATTACATATTAGATTCCAATCAGCTTGAGAACCAAACTCTAATCCATTTTTAGATAAAAATCTTTGTGATGCATTAGTTGAAATTGCTTGTGCACCATTTGAGAACATTGTGTAATTATCTAAGAAGGTTAAGTCAGCCGCGCCAGTACATGTTAAAGTAGATGTACCACCAATTGATTCAGTTTTGTTGTTATCAACTAATAATGTTTGATCTTTACCAACGCGTTGAATTTGATTTTCTTTAATGTTAGTATTTGAATTACCAATAACTTCTAAATTATCATTCTTTGTAATCTTTGTATTACGTTCACCATGTACTTTAAGATTATAATTACCACCAACTTCTACTGTATAGTCACCTTTAATTAATTGTTTAGCATCACCTTCAATTGTAATGTTTCTACTGCCACGAACTAAAATGTTTTCTGCACCAATGATAACCTCAAAGTTATCTCCAACGACTTTAAATGAACGTTTACCATCTGGGTAAATTTCATAGAAAGAACCAGATGGATGGTACTCATGAATACGTGTTTGTGAAGGTGTATCATCATACTCTTTAACAATACCTGACTCAGTTTCGTATGTATGAACAAATGGATAATATCCACCAATTCCATTACGTGGTTCTGGTTCATTCCAAGTTTGGCGCGTATAGTATGCATCAGACTTATCTAACTGTGTGGTATCTAATTTTGGAGGCGTTGCAGTCTCAACACCTGAAACTAATGATGCATATCTAGTAGTATATGCAGGAGTATCTTTCCATGTAGAGTAACGAGCATTACGAGAAACATCAGTCTCATTAAACCAACGTGGATAATTTGCATTAGGATCTTTAAACGCTTTCAGCTCTGTTAATTCTTGAGTTGATTTACTTGGTAAAGATCCCATGATAATAGGATCTTGAGCATTTTCACCATCAGCAAAAAAACCAACAACCCATGATCCTTCAACTAATCCAGTTGGTGTAATACCAACACCAGATATTGAAGCTGAATTTACTGGCATCATTACATTAGCCCAAGGTAAGTCGGCTGTATTAATTTTAGTCGTATCATCAGTATGAATACCAAAGATGCGAACGCGAACTCGCCCAAGTTCTAATGGATCTTCACGATCTTCAACTACACCAGTAAACCAAAACATTGGAAGCATATTATTTTACCTTTTTCTCAAGTGCTTCTTTTACAACATCCATAATAATATAGTATTTACCTTCTTCCATTTTATGGTGAATGTTTTGAACAACATACTTACCACTCAAATATTCATTCGCAATTTTATTTGTGTTATGAACAGTGGGATTATTCTTTGGCACTTCAAACTCAATTACCTTACCAACTGAAATGTCTGTACGACCTTTAATAGTCATATTAATTTTAACTAAT